ACTCGATGCGCATGAAGAACTGGTTGTTCATGATCATCGTGCCGTAAAAGACCTTCCAAGACACCACACGGGTTTGGTTTTGCGGGTCAAACTTGTCCGCGCCGGTCAGGTAGAACGTCTTGAGCGAGTCAAGCTCGACTTGCGCGAACGACTCCTTACCGAAGATGAAGGTAGGATAGACCGTCACGCCGTTTGCAGGAGCCGCAGGCGCGACTTGCGACACGCCAAGGCCTGTGATGACAACCGTCGATCCAGGGGCGATTTGCGTCGCGTTGCCAGACAGCGGGCCTGTCGTCGGGCCGGAGGCAGACAAGCCAAGGTTTGCCGGGGGAGACACCGTGCCAACATACACGTTGTAGGTGTAGCCTGCCGTGCTCGGCACCGTGACGCTAATGGAGCCGGTCGGCCCCGTCACGCTGATGCCCGTAGACGGCTGGTAGATCACCTTCTCGTAGTTGGTGTTGATATCCGAGGCCGTGACCTGGATGTAGTAAGTGCCCGTCGCCAGCGAACCCGCAGTGCCTGCCGTGCCGGAGACAGCCGCCGCGCCCGTCCACGCCGGGACAAGGTTGGAGCGGGTAAACCGCACACCAGACCACTGACCGATCTCGTTGTTGTACAGCTTGCCAACGTCGCTGTATTGCCATGCAGTCACGACCGTCGAGTTCTCGCGCAAGTCTTGCTCGACCAGCGGGTGAATGACGGCCACGTAGTGCGGAGCAGTCGCAGCAGTGACGCCTTTGGCGTTTGCGGCTGGCTTCATCTTGATGTCCGTCTCGCTGCCGCCCATGTAATACCGCGCGCCGTTGGTGAACAGCGTGCCCATTGCACGGTTAAGCTCGTGCGGGGTCAGAACAGAACTGTTCGTCAGACTAGCGCGTGCGCCCACAGCGCCGACGTAGTTGACCTGCGTGCCGCCCATGATCGCGTTGAACGTATTGCGCTCAATGGTTTCCGTCGCCTGCAAGCCGATCAGCTCCACGGCCTTCTTAAAGACCGGATGGTGGATGGTCAGTTCAGCAACGTCCGTGATGCGGATCAGGTCGCCCCACTGCGCTACGGTGCCGGTTACTTGCGTAATCGTCATCGTCTCGCCAGCGGAAGGCACGCCTTCCGACAAGGTGGTGTAGGGCAGGGGAACGCGCTCGTAACGGAACGCATAGTAGGTCGTGCCCATGCCTTTCGGCAGGTCAACTCGCTCCGCAAGTTGAGACACAACGATCTGACGCTGAGTCAACTCCAGCGTCTTTTTCTGAATGTATTTGCCTACGTCTGCGGCAAAGTTGGAAGCGGTATTGGTTGCCATGATGCAAAATCCTTAAAAAGTCATCCGAGAGAGGCGTTCTTCCAAGTCTGCATCGTCATCCGGTGCGCCTGGGGCAGCATTGCCACGGGCACGTAGCGGCTTGGACGTAGATTTAGAAGCAGCTTTAGTGGCTTTGGCGATAGACGCCGGAGCCTTGGTGAGCACATCTTCTCCGACCAAAAATTTCAAAATCGATTCGCGGGGGGCAGTCTGGCCTTTTGCGCGCATCTGCAACAGCGTCTGCTCAACCCGATCGGCATATTTGCCAACCATCGGGTTCTGCATCGCACGCTGCTGGAACGCAATCTTGTCCATCATGTCCTGCTGGCTGAACTGCTGCTGTTGCATTTCGCGCTGCATTTGCTCCATACGCTGTTGAAGCAAATACGCTTGGCGTTCGGCGGGGTCGAGTGCTTCAAGATATTGCTGCTGCCGAGCTTGTTCCAGCGCAGCACGCTGTTGTTCAAGCTGTTGCAGCAATAGTTGGCGTTCTCGTTCTGCCGATTCGCGCGCTTGACGCTCGCGTTGCAATTCCTCCTGTTGTCGTCGAATCCGGTCTTGTGCTCTTGAAGAACGGCTTACTTGCTCCGCTTGCGCGGCGCGAGCAGCTTCGGCAATGGCTTCGTCGTCGGCGTCTTCACTTCCATCTTGGCTGACGACTTCGGCATCTTCATCAGCGCCTTGCTGTGCGTCGCCATTTTCGTCACCGTTGGGAGTGATTTGCTCCGTGTCGATTTCATCCACGCCACCTTCAAATTCTTGATCGTCGTTCATGCTTACCTCTAGTGTGCTTACGGCCACAAGTCGAACAACGTCTTACGGACGTTAATCGATGATGCGCAAATACTACATCAAACCAAACAAATTGCAACACTTCACGCTTTATCTTCTGGATGCGTGTCGTTTGCAGGCGTCTCGGGGGCAGGCGCGGGCGCGGGTTTTTCGCCAAGAATCTCTTTAACGCGCTCCTCCAACTCGGCCACACGCGCCTCCAACGCGATAACGCGCGGATGCAGATGGTCGTAGATGAACTTCTCAATGGCAGCCAACATGGACATAACAGTCTCCTAGGTGAGTTACATTTTCCGGGGCATGACCCCCGGCGCGTGCATCTGGTCGGGGTGAACCGCCCCAGGTGGTTGCTGCGCCACACCGCGCGGCCCAACAGCTTGTCCGCCTATGCGCGGAGTGCCGGGCACACCCGGCCCTGCGCCGCCAGGAATCCCTGGTGCGCCTTGCGGGGCTTGGGCTGCGGCCTTCTGCTGCATCTGGCGGTTGTGAAGCTGAATGTGCGATGCAATCTGGTGCGTCGGGTCGCCGGTCTGCATGGCGGCCATGTGATGCATCTGAATATGCTCGGCGTCGTTGTCCATCGGGCTTGGAACAACCGGCATATTCTGAACCAGCATCTCGTTCTCCAGGCGCGGGTCGATACTCAACGTTTCGCGCGGCGACTTGAGAATACGGCTCGCCAACCTGGGGCCAAACACAGTGTCGGTCAGCACGTCCAGGATCGGCCCAACGTCGAGCGTGCGTCCGCCGAGTTGCGCAGGTGGAATACCGCGCAACACGTTCATCGCAGCGATCATCTGCTGGACATTCTGCGCGTTCTGCATCCGCTGCACGCCATTCCACACGAACCGATACCGCGTCCCCCACTGCACCGGGGGCACGCGCTCCAATTCTGCTTCGTAGCCTAGCTCGCCAAAGTGCTCGATGCTGGCGTCTTTGTCGCGGAACTGCTGGTCATACTCAAAAATCCGCTCAACCAGCGGCGTCAAAACGAACGACTCCAGCACGCGAACGGCGTCACTGATCCCTTCCAGCGTCACTTGCTGTTCCAGCGCCACTTGAGCCTGCGTCGGCTTACGTGACGGCGACCCGCCCATCGGCATCATGGCCGGGTTAAGCCCGAAGCTCTCTTGAATCTGCGACTTTGTAGCCGCAACCAATTGCAAAGCGTCCTGCCACAGCTTCGGGAATTGCAAAATCTGCGTGTCCTGCGGGCTGGTTTCCCACACGGCGGCCATTTCCAGCACCATCGACCCCACGCGAGGGTTGCGCTCCGGGTTCGTCATGACGATAGGCGCAAGGGCATACTGCGCAGCGTCCATCCCCATGTTGACCGCATCGTTCGCCTGATACTGCAACTGAGAAACGGCTTTGATCGGACTGACGCCCCAAAAACTCCCCGGCAGCTTCTTGACGGGTGCTGAAATAATGGGCGGACGCTGCCCCCAAAACGGGTTTTTCTTGATCGTCAGAAAGTCGTCAGGCCCGAAGGCGACAAAGTAACAAGGTGTATATTCCCCGTCGATCTTCAGGTTGCACCACACCTGATGCAGCATCAAGTGTTTTGTGCCTTTGTCGCTTTTAACCCCGGCTTCCTTGGCCTGCCGTTTGGGGTCGTCGGGATGGTTGGGGTTCTCCTTGCGATCCGACGAGACGGAGAACAGTTCCATCGCCCGCTTATATTGCTTCGACGAGAACTGATCCTTGCGCTCGCGCAGCCAAGATTTTGTCGCGCGCAAAGTGACGGCCACCACGTCCGCGTCGTCGATGTTGTCCACCGTCGCCGGGATGACCGCCAAGTCTTGGTCAGCGATCACCCACACGTCAGGCAAACCTACTTCGACCTCGACTTCCTTTTCTGTCTCGACTTGCACTCCGGTCGGCAACCCATCAGGGGTCAACACGTCCTCTAGTTGCCGTTCAGTGACGGTGCGTGCCCGCGTCTGCCAGTCCACATACAGGTTATATTGCCCCGTAACGTCGCCAGCGCGTAGCAGTGACGTAATTACTTCCCGCAGCCGACTAGCACGCACATAGTGGTTCTGTAGCGCCGTCAGCGCCCGCGCCGTATCTTGCGTGCTGGAAATACACTCGACGTATCGCCCATTGCTTGGAAAGAGCGCGTTGCTAAACCGCAACGTTCGCGCTTCCACCGCATCACGCACAATGGGCACAAACACCTTCGACTTGCCCGAGTAAGCCTGCTCGTCGCCCAACTTGCAGTTGTAGATGTCCCAAAACTTCTCAATGTCCCGGTCACGATCCTCGCGGGCAAGGTATGCCTCGATCACGTCTCGGTAGACCTCTTTAGCCTGTTCGAGCACGTCTTTTTTGGTGACGTATTCTCGATCCTGCTCTTGCTCTTGCTCTAGATCGCGGTCATCTTCAGTCATTTATCGGCCATGCAAGCATGTAATTGAGTTGGGCGGCTTAAGTATTTACCTTCGCATCGAAATGTAAGGCCGCCCGGTGCTGGTGTAACTATAAACGAGTTCGTCTCGCTCGGAATCCAGCGCGTAGCCGCTCAAACTCGCATAGCCAGACTCTAACGCCTGCGCAACGTGTTTGTAAACATTTTCTCTTACAGCGAACGATGCCGTTCCTGCTTCGCGGCAATACCCGCCTGCCAGGGCGTTGAGCGTCCACGTCGCCTCGGGGCTAACGGTGAATGTGGGGGCATTATTGCGCCGGAGCCGCAACGCCGAGTCAAGGCTTTCCTGTGCGTCAACAATCCGCTTCCCGGTGCGGTATTGCAACCGCAGCCGTTTAAGCGTTGCAGGCAGGTTCGACGCATCGTTGATGAGCGTGCGGTCATACGGCACCACAATTTGCGGCACCTTACCCGTGGGAATCTCGTGGCTGACGGACATGAGCACGGCGCGCAAGCTATCGTCGAGCGACCCTTCAATCACCCAGTCCTTGACGACACTCAACAGGCCGTCCTGCACGAACGCGAGGACTGCAAGGAGCATACCCGGCGTGGCGTTCACGAACACATACCAATCCGCGCGGGCGTTGGGCACGCGATGCTGGATGTGGTCTGAACTGAACGCCGCGTAGACCGGCATCCCTGGCCGAAGCCTAAGCATGTAGGCCAGCGCGTTGACAATATCGACGCGCCCGAGGGGGAAACTGGCAAGTTCCGCCTCAAGGTCAGGCAGCGGCTTGAGAAACTTGACTTCATGCGCCCTGAAGAACGGCTGCAACCCCTTGATGAAGTTGACCTTGTCGCGCGGAGCCTTGACCGGCTGTAGTGGCAGGATGTCCGCCCTGCGCACCATTTCCGCCCGAATAGGCTGCAAGAGCCACTGGTTGAGGCCATCTTCTTCGACGGCCACCGTCATCGGGTGATGCGCATCGTTGAGTCGGAATAGATACTCGATCTGCTCCGAAGGCGTATGGAACCCACCGATTGCCTCGTGTACGTGTAGCTCGTTGCCAACCCACGATCCCACGACATAGCCCGTCCGCGCACTTGTGGATCGGTTTGTCGTTCGCGCCGGGTCAACGATCAAGATACGCGGGATGTAAAGATGCGCGGGCGACGGCGCAGCATAAATAATGTCGTTGCGGTCAAAGATGCTGGCTACCGCATCCATAGGCTTGAGCAAGTATTCCTGACTGAACCCCGCAAGGTCGCCGTCCGTCCTGAACTGCTCATAAAGCTCGTTGATCTTCTCCAGCGAGAACCGCGCAGGCCACATGGGCACCCGGTCAGGCTCTACGCCGGTGTAGATGGGGAAGCTCAAGCACTTCCAGTTTGCATTGCGCTTGAGTTCCTCAATCATGGAGTTCTCGTGCAACGGCGTGCCATTGACGCGGATACGCGCCTTGGGGTCGCACGCGGGGACAAGCTCACGGGTAAACCACTGCCACACCTTGCGCCGCGCTTCTGGCGTGGCTACCGATTCCCGATCCTCCAGGTCATCGATCAGCACAAGATCAGGGCGCATGTTGCGCGTCACTTCCTTCGCCCCGCGCACGCTTTGCCCGGCACCGAACGCCTGCACGCGCACCCCGTTGGACAGGGTAATGTCATTCTCCGTCCACGTTGCCCCACGAACAGAGCCGAACATTGCGCCGATCTTCTCGTTGTTCTCTAGCTCATGCTTGATGCTCGCCAACCGGTCACACGCACTGCTGTAGGTGTTGCCGACAAGCAGAATGTATTGCGCCTCTTGGAACAGCGCAGCAAGAGTGAGATACTCCTCTGCGAGCGTCGACTTCCCGCCGCCTCGGAACACCTCGATGAGCACGCGGGGATGCGGGTCATCCCACGCAGCAACGATCTGCTTATGGAACGCAGGCGTCTCGTCTGGATGCCGATGCGCAAAGATGTAAGAGAGCGCAAACTGCTTGTCCGTTTGCAACTCTGCAATCAGTTCGACTAGGGGCGACGCATTAGACATAAAAAGGCGGCCCACGAGTGGGCCGCAACCTCCAGGGGGAGGACAGGAGAGAGTGGGTAGATTAGTGCAAACATTGTTCGCTGTCAAGCTTTGTTTTGACCGCAAACAAGGCAAGCTCCAGTGCAGCGATCAGCGCACCCTCATCTGGAGGGGACGCTTGGACTTTGAACACGCCGTCCTCGCCAACCTCAATGGTGATTTTTATCGTGTCAGGGGAATCTGGTTCGGCCATGTGCGCATAGTATCAAGAACGAGGCGAAACGAGAATAGCGGGCGTCGCTATTTTCATGAGTGGGCGCAAGTAGTAGCAACGCGGTGGAATTTTGAAATTTGCTCGCGGATTGGGCGGCACCCCGGAGTTATAAAATTTCACCCCGTCCGTCCGGGTGGATTCCAGAGTTTCAATCCTGGCACGCTTCCTGCTTGGCCCTGCCGCCCCAACGCCCCACACCCCGCCGCCCTGGCACGCATCTTGCTTTCCCGCCAGCAAAACAAAAGTGTAAAAGTTAGTAACGGAATGACTTTATCGTGAATTTGTTTGCTATAATACGAACACCGCAATGACGCGGGACAACCTAAACCCAGGAGAGCTACCATGTTCCAACGCGTAACCCTTTCAGACTTCATCGACGCTTTCCGCGCTCACGGGCGCGAAGCCCAGTTCAGCTATGAAGCGAAGGAAGCTCTATTTAACTACCTCGAACAGCTCGAAGAGGACACCGGCGAGCCCGTCGAGCTTGATGTAGTCGGGCTTTGCTGCGAGTACGAAGAATCCGACCTAGACGAGATCATCAAAGGCTACGGCCTGGATGCGTCGAGCTGCGAGACTGACGATGAGCGGCACGCGCTGGCCGAGAAATTCCTGAACGAGCGCACGACCGTAGTTTGGCACGATGGCGACACATTCCTCTATCGAGTGTTCTAAGGGGCTGAACATGCTCAAGTCTGAATATACCGCCAACATCGAGCTAGCGCGCGGCGCTGAAGCCATCATGCGCTATAGGGAAACCTACAAGCCGGGGCGGCGCACCAGCCGGGCCGGGGAAATTCTCGGCGCTGTCATGCTCGGGGTGTTCCTGGGCGTGTTGCTTGCGATCAGGGGATAAAAGTTAGTAAGCACTCACATCGGCTGCTTAATTCTTACGCAGTCGCTGCTTAATTCTTACGCAGCCGGCGCGGTGACGCGCCCGAGTCGCGCCGCCAGCCCGGAAGGGCGCCCATCGGCTTGGAAACCCTCACCTATCGTAAGTACTTGATCTGCATAGTGTTTTTCGCATTTATTTGACTAGACACTATAAAAACTAACAAAAACTAGCATTACATTGGCACTATATACAAGGCCACGCTATATAGATATAATGTAAAGCCTCACACCCCTATCCCTAGGCGCTGTCCTACCCACTAAACCCAAAATTTCCCTGCAAAGTCAACAGCTTACAAAATTCTACCCCCCGCCCTTGCCATGCTACCCGACAAAACCGCCCTCATGCGCGAGGCCGCGCGCCGCCGCAATGCCGCGCGCCATGCACGAGAACGGGCAAAATCCGTCATCCGCAAAGATCGTCGCCCCGACGTGCTAGCCGCTGGTCGTGCGCATCGCGCGATGCTCAAGCTCTACGCGCGTGCCGAAACGGAGTACCGCGCTTGCGTGCTGCATCCCGCCGTCGCGTCCTCCCCCGCCGCCCTGGCGCTCGGTGCCGAGCTGCGCCATGCCGTCGATCTTGTGCGCGACCTTGCCTATAAGTGCGCAGGCTCACCCGCCGCCGATGCAATGCGCTTGCGTATGCGCGAAGATGCTAGCGTTGCCATGCGCTTGGTGCGCCGGATTGAGGCTCTCAAGCGCCACGCGCCGCAGCCCGTCCCGCCCGCCCGGGCGCTTCCTAATCTTGCCCCGATCGCGCCGCCGCCGATACCGTCCGCCCCTGATCCGCTATACCACGCGCCCGGATCAACCGCGCCGGTCGAGGCCCGATCCGAGTATTACTGGGAAAAACACCTGCGCCAGCTCGACGGCTCCATCGACGCATGGCAGGCGCAGCGCAAAGCCGCCCGCAAGCAATACCTACAGAGCGAGAAGGGCAAGGAAGCACGCAAGCAATACCTACAGAGCGAGAAAGGCAAGGCCGCTCGCGCCGCCGCTGCCAAGCGTTATGCGCAGTCTGAGAAAGGCAAGGCCGCTCGTGCTCGTGCCCAAGCCGCCTACCGCGCTAGGAAATCCGCGTCTATGTGACGCGCTAACCCGATAGAAAAAATCAATTTGCACCCCACGTTTTGTTCACTTATAGTTCACTCCGCAGCGTGTGCTGCACCATCAAAACTAGGAGAGAGTTCATGCGTTATGTTTCAAAAACTTCCCCACGCGGGAATAGGTCATGGAGTGACACGAGCCAGGACGAGGCCGATGCGCGCTGCAAGGCGCTCGATGAGGCTGGTTGCGTCGAGTGCATCGACTGCATCGGCTGCACAAACTGCATCGGCTGCGCCAACTGCTTCGGGTGTACCGATTGCCTCGATTGCGCAGACTGTACCGACTGTACCAACTGCACTAGCTGTGCCGACTGCGTAGGCTGCGCCAACTGTCGCCGGCTTCACGGTATGTCGTACTACAAGCGCCCCGCCACTGCTTAACTAACTAGGAGAGAGTCATCATGGAAAACACCATCAACATCGAAGTTACCCGCGCCCTGCTGCCCCTGGCTGCTAAAAAAGACATCCGCCGCTATCTGAACGGCGTCTACATCGACTTCCAGCGCGACAAAACGGTCTATGTTGCCACGAACGGCACCGTTCTCGGCCTCTACACTGAGGCAGTTGAGAATGAACACGTTTTCGATATCACCATCCCCGGCGACGTGGTGAAACAACTCAAGCCTAAACCCGGAACGGCGAAGTGGGGCGACCTGACCTTTAACCCCGAAACGAAAGCCGCCCGCATTATCAACCCCGGCGCGGGCCAAGACTTCGGTTTTACACCGCTTGAAGGTAAATTTCCTGACGTTTCTAAAGTCATTCCGTCTAGTACCACCGGCGAAGTCGCGCAATTCGATGCCGAGCTTCTGTACCTTTTCGCCCAGGTCAACAAGGCGCTCGGCGCGAAATTTCCCGGACGCATGAAGATCGACCATAACGGCGAAGGTGGCGCGCCGGTGCATTTTGCTCGTGACGCCGCGTTTACCGGCGTCATCATGCCGTTCGCCTCTAAGGTGCCGCCATGCGTCAACGGATGACCCCTTACACACTGGTCGAGCTGCGCCGCATGGCGCGGCAGCTATGGGCAGACCCGGCCATGCGCCGCCGCTGGCTGCGCGCGTGGCTGACGGCGCGAAAACATGGCGGCCTGCTGCTCGAAGGCGCTGATCCTAAATGGGGGAACACAAGATGAGAGTCTTTACACAAGGTGAGTTTGACGCACTGCCGGTAGTCGACGGGTTCCGGCAGTGTCCGCCCGGCGACTACTCGGCAGTGCGCGAATTTGACGATTGGTGCAGTTTCGGCGTGGATAACCGATTCGGCGAGCGGTGTATATTCGGCGCTGGATGTAGTTTCGGTGCAGGTAGCTGCTTTGGCAGCAATTGCAGTTTCGGTGCAGGTAGCTGCTTTGGCAGCAATTGCAGTTTCGGCGAACGGTGTACCTTCAGTGCGGAGAGCCGATTCGGCAGTCATTGCAGCTTTGGACACCTTTGCCGTTTCGGTGTACGCTGCGAGTTCGGCAGGGTTTGCGGCTTCGGCGAGATTTGTTGCTTTGGCAGCGAGTGTCGCTTCGGCGAGGTTTGTAGCTTCGGCGATTGTTGCAGCTTCGACAAAGGGGGCTTTTTCAACGGAAAACGCGCGCTGCCAGGCTATCCGCTGCTGGCGTTGTCCGGTGCTGGCAGTGCCAACCGAACGGTCTACGCATTTAACGTCGAAGGCGGCCCCTGGATTGAGGCCGGGTGCTTTTCGGGCGACCTGGACGATTTCCGCGCAAAGGTTCGCGCCGACGGCGCCGCGCTTAAGTGTTTGCAGTACCTAGGGTTTGCCAACATCGTCGCCGCGACGTGGTGCCCCGAAAAGGTTGAGCCGTGATCCCCCGCACCGTCTACCTTGTCGCTGACCTGCTGATGCGCTCGCCCGAGCCGCGCAGCATCCGACAGATCGCAACCGATATCCGCCGGCCCGTGCGTAGCGTATCGAACGTGATCCTGCGCCTGCGCCGGGCGGGTTTGGTCGAAGTGGCTGAAGTCATCAAGCCGCTCGGAACCCGGCGCGTGGCGCTGTACCGATGGGCAAAAGGAGAACGATATGAAAGACGCGATTAAATTCAAATGGGAAGGGACTACTGAGCATGAGGCAGGGGTTGCCATTTATGAATCAGACTCGTCGGTGTACTTAATACGGCTTCCCAACTTCCGGGCTGCGAATCTTGTGCATATGGCGATGCTGCACGCGTATCGGAAAGGGTACGAGGACGGCGTTTACAACACGAAGGCTGCGGTGCAATCGGCGCTGTCGAAACTTCCAGAGTAGCCCATGACAACAATCTACATCGACTTTGAAACATACTATGACAAAGATTACTCTTTGTCGAAAATGTCCACGGAAGAATATATCCGTGACGCGCGGTTCAAGGTGCATGGGTTTGCTTATTGCGCGGGCGATGGGCTTGTCCGATGGGTGCCCGGCCCGTCAGTGTCCAATGCCCTGCTCCAGCTTGCAGAGGAATTTCCAGACGCATCCTGGTGCGCTCACAACGCTATGTTCGATATGGCGATCTTGTCCTGGCACTACAACGTCAGACCGCGCCGCATCGTGGACACCCTGAGCATGGCGCGGCTGGCTGATGTGCATGGCAAGCACTCTTTGGCAGCGCTGAGTGAGCGGTACGGCTTGGGCGCGAAGGGTGACGCACTAGTTAAAACCCTCGGGGTGCGCGAGCTTGACCCCATGCTAGAGACGCGGCTGGCTGAGTATTGCAGGCAGGACGTGGAGCTACTGCGCAGACTACATCATGCGCTCGATACCGCTCTTCGGTCGGAGCTTCCAGAAATTCGCTACAAGCGAGAACTGGCGCTGATCGACTGCACGGTGCGTATGTTCACCGAGCCGGTGCTGACGATCGACGCGGCACTGCTTCAAGCGCGGCTGGCGGAGCTAGAAGCGCAGCGCGATGCGGCTGTCGCTGCCTCGGGGGTGAGCCTGGATGTGTTGATGAGCAACCAGCAGTTCGCCGCAGTGCTTGCATCGCGTGGCATCCAGGTTCCTGCATCCCTACGCAAGACTGACCCCGACTTGCTGGCGCTCAAGGATGATCCGCGTGCCGCTGTGCTCATCCAAGGCAGGCTGGCGGCCAAGAGCGTGTCAGAGCTACGGCGGACGGCGAAATTTTTAAGCGTGAGTGGCCGTGGATCGATGCCCGTACCGCTCAAATACTACGGCGCGCATACAGGCCGCTGGTCGGGCGCGGACGGGTTGAACGTACAGAACCTGAACCGAGGGTCGGCGCTGCGCAAGTGCTTGATGGCCCCGGACGGGTATATGCTGGTCGTCGTGGATTCAAGCCAGATCGAGGCCCGCGTGCTCGCGTGGCTGGCCGGCCAGGATGACCTGCTGGCGCAGTTCGCCGCAGGTGAGGACGTTTACGTGCGGTTTGCGGAGCGGATATGGCCGGGGGAAAAGATCGACGAGATCAAACGCTTCGTAGGGAAAACCTGCATACTCGGACTTGGGTATGGGGTCGGGCACACTAAGCTCCACGCGCAGATCGTCACCAAGCAGCCTGACACGACCCTGGAGGACGCGCAGCAGTATGTCGCTACATACCGTAACACATACAAAGCGATCACACGGCTTTGGAAGCGTGCGGATGGTATGCTGCGAGCGATGATGCAGGACGCTCGCGTGGACTGGGTGCGCGGCATTGCGACGGAATTTGAGAAACTTCGCTTGCCGTCTGGCCGGGTGCTGCGCTATCCTGGCCTACGTTTGACGCTGGATGGGTATGAGTATGGCGTGGGTTCGGACAAGCGCAGGCTCTACGGCGCGGCATTGGTTGAGAACATCGTCCAGGCCATCGCCCGCGACATTGTGGCTGACCAGATGCTCGCCATCAGGAGCAAGTATCGCGTGGTCACTATGACGCACGACGAGATTGTCTTTTTGGTGCGAGAAGGCGAGGCGGATGAGGCGTTCGAGTTTGCGAAAAGTGTGATGCGTGCGGCACCGAGCTATGCGGAAGGCGTGCCGCTCAATTGTGCAGGCGGATATGCGAGGAACTATTCAAAATGAGCAGTTTGTATTGCGTGAAGTGCGGAGCAAAAGACGGTGAACGGCATCATGACACATGCCTTTTCGCCGGGACGGTGTTCACCGCGAACAAAAGCCGGCGTGCTGATAGCTACCAGATCGGCGGCGACCACTACAAGGAACTGGCAGTTCAACCGTGGTCGGCGATGGAGTCCTGGATGAGCGAGGCCGAGTTTGAAGGCTTCCTGCGCGGGAACGCGATCAAGTATCTTTCACGCGCGGGCCGGAAGGGTGACGGCCTGCAAGACTTGAAGAAGGCTCTGCACTACCTTGAGAAGCTGGTGAGCGTGAAGGAGCAGCGGGAATGATCTACACAACGCTGAATCGCGTTCGCAGGTGGTCGCCTGACGCAACTGGCTGGAGGGCGTTGCTTGAGCACCTGGGCAAGAGGAAAGGCGACAAAAATCCGGTTTCCTTTGCCGCTGTCCTAGTCAATTATGGCCTTTATGACACGTTGTTGTGTACTCGCGCAGCGCCGGAATATGCATGCGAATGGCGACTTTTTGCGGTTTGGTGCGCCCGTCAGGTGCAGTATTTGATGACTGACACGCGCAGCATTGCTGCAATCGACGTAGCGGAGCGGTATGCGCATGGGCGTGCGACGGCTGCTGAACTGCAAGCAGCCTGCCTCGACGCTTGGAAAGCGGTTCAGTCCGCCCCTGAAGGAACGGCAAAGGTCGCAGCTAGAGAGGCCGCGCACGGCACGACATTGGTTAACGCGAGTCTTAGCGCCTATTCTGCGGCGTTAGCGGCGGCTGACGCCGTGGCTAGATGCGCCACGCGCCCAGTGGAAAGTAACACATTTAGGCGGGCGGCGGCTGACGCGCAAAAAGCTGAGTTTTTGCGCATTGTGAAGGAGAACGGCGAATGATCTACACGACACTGAACCGCATTTGCCCAAAGGACTCTTATGAAGGCGGTTGGAACAACCTGCTTCGTTACTTGGGCAAATATAAAGCGGACGACGAGCCTCTGTCCCTTGCGACAATCGTCAAAGCAGTTGGCCTTGACGACACGCTGTACTACTGCCGCAACGACCCGGAGCACGCGGAGTTTGTTCTGTCCAAGGCTAAAGAGTATTTCTCGGCGAGGGCAAAGTTGTTCGCTGACGCCTATACTGAAAAGTATAACGAGATTGACGGCTCGCCGGAAGAAAAGGAAGTAGCTGCGGAGTCGGCAGGCTGCAAGATGCGGGCGGCGGCTATAGTGCTGCAAACAATTGATTTTTTGTGCATCGTAATGGGGGCACAAGAATGATCTACTCCTACTCTAGCCTAAGCTGCTACCTGAAGTGCCCGCAGCAGTTTTTCCGCAAATACAAAGCTCGGGACACGCTGCCTTACCAGAGCAAGGAGTCATCGAGCGGCGTCGAGATTCACGAGGCCATCGAGACGGCGCTCAAGACGCGCACCCCGCTGCCAGAGCCGCTGACGATCTACGAAGAAAGCATCAGCAGCGTGCGCAATCGCATCGACAATGCGCGGATCGAGCAGACAATCTTCCTTGATGACAAGTTCGACTACGCCGTGACAAAGCCGCCCAAAGGGTTTGTGGCGAAGCTAGACGTGCTACTCATCAGCGATGACGGCAAGCGTGCGGTGGTGTGCGACTGGAAAAGCGGCAAGCCCTATGAGGACACGTTGCAACACGACTGCTATGCGCTCGCTGTCCTCAAGGCGTTCCCTGCCGTGGAGAAAGTGACCGGGTTCAACGTCTACCTGAAGCACGGCAAGGTGGGCGCAGAAGTGGTGCATGAGCGAGGCAACCTGCAAGCCGTCGAGGACAAGATCGCCCGCATCATCGCGCAGATCGAGGCCGACGAGCGATGGGCACCCAAGCCTTCGCCGCTTTGCAACTGGTGCAGTGCGCACAAGTGCGTGCTTTACCCGCAGAAGGAGGCTTGACGTGGATTTACTTGCAATCGTTTTAGCGTTTCACTTTTTCGGTGTTTGGGGCGGCATTGCGTTTCTAGTTGCCTATATTGTGTTGATTTTTTTGACTAATATGATCGAATGACACCTGAAGGCAAAGTGAAGGCCGAGATCAAGAAAGTCTTGGCTGAATATGGGTGCTGGTATTTCATGCCCGCTATGAACGGCTACGGGCGGTCGGGGATACCGGACTTTATTGGCTGCTACAAAGGCGTGTTCTTTGCGGTCGAGGCCAAGAGCGCGAACGGCAAGCTAACGCCGAACCAGGAGCGTGAGATTGCCGCTATTCGACAAGCGCGCGGCGCTGTAACCGTTGCTTACAGTGGGGATGACGTAAGGGGGATGTTGGATGCAATTAGCTTACAGTGCAAAGCATAACGTGGTCGGGTGGCCCGGACTGCCCGAGCCTGACCGGGTTGCGCGTGCAATTCCTGGCGCACGGGTTGTCAACGATGTAGTGGTTGCGCCCGTCAATCTGCTGGCGATGATTGCCGCTGCGCATATCGGCCTGCCGGTCAAATCGCCCATTGAGACGAGTTACGACTGGCCGCGCTCGCCGTCAATCGAGAAGCCGATGGCACACCAGATCGAAATGGCGCGGTTTCTGACCACACACCCGCGCTGCCACAACCTATCCGAGCCAGGGACGGGCAAGACGCTTGGCAACTTGTGGGCCAGCGACTACTTGCTGGGGCTGAATGTCGTTACGAAGGTGCTGATTGTTGCCCCGCTGACTACGGTCTACAGTGTCTGGCGTGACGCGATTGGCGAGCACTTCCCAGGGCGAAGACGGTCGAGCGTGCTGCACGGAAGCGTGAAGCAGCGGCTCGAAGCGCTGGAGTATGACGCGGACTACTACATCATCAACAACGAGGGGCTGACCATCCCCGCCGTGCGCGAAGCGATCATGGCTAAGCAAACGTCGTGGCTGATTATTGTGGACGAGAGTCACAAATACCGGCACCCGACAACCGCGCGGTGGAAAGCCCTGCGTGACTTGATCCGTGGGTTGCCGAACCCGCTGGTCTGGCTGAACACGGGCACGCCCACGCCGCAAGAGCCAACCGACGCCTACGGCCAGCAGGCACTGATCGACAAGCCCAAGCTGAGCTACCGGGCGTTCCGTAATACCGTGATGCGGCAAGTGTCAAGTTTCAAGTGGGAGCCGGTTCCGAGCGCAGAGAAGATTGTCGGCGAGTTCATGCAGCCTGCGATCCGGTTCCGGCGCGATGACTGCATCGACCTGCCGCCGACGACCTACGAGCACCGCAAGGCGGAAATGACGACTGCGCAGCGCAAGGCGCTCGATGAGCTACGCAAAAAGATGCAGTGGGCGCTCGACAATGGCGCGGAGATAACGGCAGTGCATGAGGGTGCGCTGCGTATCAAGATTTTGCAGATTTTGGCTGGCGCGGTCTATGACAAAGACCATCAGGCGCATGATGTAGACGCTTCGCCCCGGCTGGCCCTGCTGCGCGACATTGTGGACGAGTGCGACCGGAAGATCATCGTGTTTGCGCCGTTTCAGAGCATCGTCAAGCGGGTTGCAGGCGCACTCAAGGGCGACTACTCGGTGGCCGTAGTGTCGGGCGAGACGAGCCTGAACGACCGCACGCAAATTTTTGCAGACTTCCAAAAGAAGCCCGAGCCGCGCATCATCGTCGCTGACCCGCGCACCATGAGCCACGGCCTGACGCTCACGGCGGCCAACACGATCATCTGGTACGCGCCAACGGACGGCGGGGACGCCTACGTGCAGGCCAACGCCCGCATCCAGCGGCCATCGCAAACATCTCACACGAGAATCTTACACATTTTTGTTGACGCCCTCGAACGGGCAATTTACAGTAGGAACCAAGCACGCCAGTCCCTACAGAATCTCGTCATGGCGTGGATAAACGGAGAGAGCTATGGAACTTAACGACCTGATCGCGGCGTATAAACGCGCCCGCGAGGAGAAAGACGCTGCCGTCAAAAAATACACGGCCTTGCTTGACGACCTGAGCCAGCAGATCGAGGCGAAGCTATTCGAGGCGGGGCTGAAGTCGGCACGCACCGACGCTGGATTGGTAACGACCTACGTACGGCGCAACGTCAAGGTGGCAGACTGGAACGCCTTCGCGCAGTTTGCAGAGTCCAACCCCGCGCTGATTAAGCAGTCCATCGACTCGACCGAAGCACTGAAGCTGATTGAGGATGGCGAGGTCATCCCCGGCGTCGAGGTAAGCGGAACGACTGTGTTGAGTGTCAAATGAATCCACGCGAGATTCTTCGTGTCGGCGCAGTAATCCGTACCCTTACGCTAGGGCGGGTGCGCGTCGAACAGATCAACCGCGACGAGGTGCATTGCCG